CCCAGAGCCTTTACAAACCCCACTACCGATTGAGGAGTTATTAGGAGATTTTCCTCCTTTGGATTCCCAAACGTCTCAGATGGCTCCAGAGAGTATGAGTAACCCCGTTGCTCAGCCCAGTCTGTAACATAATCAATTAGTCCACAGTATATCTCACCTGTTGCTGGAGAGTATAGGTGGACTTTTCCATCCCACCCTTTATATCTCCTTGTCCTCTGCATATATTTTGCAGACTCTACTTCAAAGGAGAAAAATTCTGCAGCCTCCTTATGGATATGAGGTTCTGCTTTCACCTTTAAATAGACTTCGTTTTTCTTACTGATAAGGAGGTCCATAAAACCATGCCACAATTGATTCACGTAAACCTTTCGTTACTGGTTGGACTCTGTGCCAAGTATCAGCAGGAAAGAAAATGGCCTGCCCCCGATTTAATCTAAATGATTCATATCTTGGGTCAGTGCCTGGTTTATATATCTCCAAATCAAAGTCGCCACCTTCATAGTCCTCGTTTAAGAAGAGTGACATACTTATCTTTCTAACCATACCCTTGACAGGTTTTGGATGTTGATCTACATGCCATCCATAGTAACCACCTTCAGGATATAGACCATACTGTAATGGTTCAACTCCAGTGAGTTTAAAGTTCCATCCAGCAGTCTTGTTTATCTGTGCTACCATCCTCATCATCATGGTGTACAAGACAGGATCCTGTAACCATGTGACACTACTCTTTCTTTTATTCTTTGTCTTATCAAACAAAGTAGCATCCTTCCATTCTAAGGTAGGATTATTAATACACCCTTTAATGACGGACATAGAGTCCACATTAAAAGTAACTACCTTGTGAGTAGAACCATAATTCATTAGAATCCTGCCTGGAATTTCTCCCAGTCAATAGCATTCTTTATTTGAAACCCTCTATTATTAATCTGCTTAAGAATACTTTCAATGTAATTAAGCATTGTGGTTAAGTAAGTAATCTTATATTCTAATTTACATACGTCATCATCTGCATTGATGAACATTTTAATTTCATCTGAAGTAGTTAACTTCAAATCAAATGGTTGAAATTTATACACTGACGACGGTGCTTTTCCCTTGTAATATATCCACTTCTCTTTTCTTAATTGATTTAACTCCAGCTCTTTTTCTCTCTTCATTAAGCTGAAAGTATTAAAATGCTCCATGTATCTCTGATGGAGTTGTGGAACCCGTGTGGATTCTTCTTCAAGTTTTGAGGAATCTATGTGAGAATCTTGTTCCCACATCTTCTGAATGTTCTCTATGTTCATAATATAAAGTCATGATTATCTTCGTGTCAATCTATTCTTATCCCTTACCTCATATAGAAGATACTTGAAGTTTGCAGTTGCAGTCAAGAAATCATTATCATCACCAGTTACATCGAAGTTAACTGTAGACAATGATGTAGGAAACATATTTTTAAAGACGACATCAAAGTTTGCAATGTTATTATTATTTAACACCTGTAGCGTACCATCAGAATACTTAGGATCTTGTGTTGGTGTCTTCTGATTTGCTCTGACAAATGCCTGTCTTTCACCGACATTATCTGGCACACCTAATGCTCTAATCCAGTTATGTATCTCCATATAGTTTCTGAGATCCTCATCAACAATGAAGTCCATTGAGAATTCACCATAAACTATATTCCCTTCCATTGGAATGGGTACCATACCTCTAGTTGGGATGTCAACATTACCTAAACTAATATCTGGTATTGCTGCTCTCTGACACAAGAAAGAAGTCTTTCTTGCTTTTTCCAATATGAAAAGAAATCCTATTGGTGAAAGAAAGTTTTTATTAGTTAATTGATCCTGATACCAGTTTGCCATGTTACATGTTTATGTTTTCTAGCCACGACGTAGCAATGAATTTCTCTCCTTTAAGTGGTGGGTTACCCCTATGGACATGGGTAAACCCTGCTGGCCATATTAACACTTGTCCTCTCTTAGGTTGAAACCTCAGAGATTGATATAGAAATTCAGTTTCACCACCTTCTTCAACATCGTTTAGATACATCATGGTTGCCATGATTCTTCTGTTAGATGCTAGGTTACCGTTTTCAGTATGCCATGCATGGTATCCTTCTCTTGGAAGAGTCCTTTGCACATTTAGATATGCCTGTTGGTAACTATAATGTCTGAGGTGTTCATACTCTTTGGCATATTCCTCAAGACATTCACCGATAACGTTGTTATAGAATTGCATGTAAACATAACCACATGCATGATCCATCATAAAGTCTGAAGTAGCTAAGCAAGAATCTTTACGAGCATGTACCCCTTGAGCCTTCTTACCACTAGCACCCCATGTGCCAACTCGTTTAAAAGTAGCACCACACTTATCTTGATATCTCCAATATTCTATAAGATCATCAGTGTCATATTCAGTATCGTATATACCAATAAATTGGTTATACTCAATGTTGGTGATTGTCATAATATATCATCATGTGGTATTATTTATGTCCGCATCGAGAGGTGGTCCCATCGATTCATATTCAAGCATCATCGAGAGGAATTCAACCTTTTCTTTAAGTTCTTTATTTTCTTCCTCCAACTGGTCTATATGTTCTTGGTAAACAATAATCATACTTTCTAGTTCTTGGTTGCGTAGTTCGAGATCCCAATCCATAGGGAACCCTGCAATAGTATTGAGGTATTTATATCCATTTTGATAAAACCATCTCTACAGATTGGTCTGCGTTAACTTTTTGGTCAACTATCTCAAATCCTTCTTCCTGTGCAGAATGATGAATACACTCACAGGCATAGTTTTGTGCTACCTTATCTAAGAATCTTTCTACAGGTATGGGCTCATCCCATGTCTGTAAATCGGTTACTAATTCATAAGCATCAGATGCTTCATTCCATCTGAATCCTATATCCTTCCCAATAGATATTTGCACATCTACTTCTTCATGTACATGGTTAGAAGGATTTTCTAATTTTTGATCTACATCAACTCCATACCCCATTAACATTAGGGTGTGTAGTAATGCTTTACGATTCTTTAACTTGGTTTTGATCGTGCTGAAGTGTGACATTTTTCTGTTTATAGTAGTCGGATGAGTAGATACGTCTTTCCAAATCACCTAGTTTCTTTTCTAAGTTCCTTGTTATAGACTCACAAGTGTCACCGACAGCACCCTCGACTTTTTCTTCGACTCTGCCGTCTTGATATATTTTAAACGTTGCTTTAATTTGCTGTGACATTACCCAATGTGTAACTTTTGTAACCCTGTTTTGTAATTATATATGCAGCATCGTCTGCTGCTTCAGGTGGTACTATTATAACATATCCTATACCCATATTGAAAGTCCTCTTCATATCTTCTTCAGGTACCTCACAATTAAGCATAATTTTCTGGAAAATTTCAGGTATTCTCCAGTTGTTATAGTTAACTTCAACCTTCAATCCTTTAGGTAGACACCTTGGTAAATTCTCAACCAATCCACCACCAGTAATATGTGCCATCCCTAATACAGGTACCTCATCTAACAACTCAGATACTAGAGATGTGTAGATTGTAGTGGGAGTAATTAACTCAGGAGTATCTTTCCAAAATATGTTATGTCTCCATAGAGCATCATTGATGAGAGTATAACCATTGCAATGAATTCCACTACTCTCTATACCAATAGCAACATCACCTTCTTTAATTAATCTACCATCTATAATTTCATTCTCTTCTACGATACCAGTACAGAATCCTGCAAGGTCATACTCACTCTGCCTATAATGCTCTGCTGTTTCTCCACCTATTAATTCTACACCTGCTATCTCACATCCCGTTATGATACCAGTCATTATCTCTTCTACCTTATCATCCACCTTCTTGGTAGAAATATAATCTAAGAAGTATAAAGGTTTAGCACCACAAGTAATTACATCGTTGACACACATGGCAACGAGATCAATTCCTATAGTGCTGTAATCATTAGCAACTCTTGCGATATTAATTTTAGTCCCTACACCATCAGCACCAGAAACTAATATAGGTTTCTCATACCCTGTAGGGAGTTTAAATGCACCACCAAAATTACCAATAGCAGGTGCTTTGACCTTTAGTCTTTCAACGAATGCATTACCTGCATCGATATCAACTGTATATTTCATGCGATTTTACAAGTATGTTCGGCAGTAGGATCCCAGCAACCTGGACAATCATACTCCTCTTCATAACTATGAAGCTTATGCTCTAGTGTATCATAATAAGTCTCATTTGGAAAGTTGTACTTGTAAAATGCACAAGCACGTAACAAATGATCTACATCCTTTTCGTTAAATTGCATCTTCTATCTCACAGTTAGGGTTAAGGTCTTCTACCATGTTACCACCAATATCAGATCCTGCATCCATACCTATCATCGTAGCAGCACCAGCAAGTACCCAACCAACATAAGGAATAGAGGCAACACCAGAATTAGCAACAGAAGCACCGACGCTTGCACCGACCATTCTACCTGTTTGTTCACCTCCACCGATTGCCTTGATGCACTCGATAGACTTTTTTGATTCTGTGGTGTCACCTCCTGCAACACCTGTGTGATAACTCCCTTCTGCTGTAAACTGCCTTTCCCTGACAAGAGTGTTGTTACCCAGTCCCAGAAACCCAGCTTTCTTTTTAATGTGTTCTTTAACCCCCATGACTAATGGAGCGTTAGCACGATAGTTTACTTTATAACCATCCTTGTTTGCTTCTACGGTGTAAGCAGTGTATGCACCTACAGGCAAATTTAATTGTGGTAGTCTTTGACGAGTGGCAAGCAGTCCGATCATACCAATGTGAGATATCCCAATCAAACCACCAAGACTAATGCCAATCCATTTATTCATTACAATCTGGTAAGTATATTATATATACTATTTTACTGTGAGGGAAGGAGTCGAACCTTCAAGTCCCGCCAGGAACAGTAGTTAAACAGACTACAGCGTTTACCGTTTCGCCACCTCACAAGGTAGCCCTTATTTAAGGGCTGAAATCAAACGAGTGACTCCTATTCCTCCACCACTTCTAGGGAAGAAATCGAATGATAAGAAATCTTCTAATTCTTTTTCTACTCTACTTCTACCGAATTTATCGATAATGAGTTGAGCATACTCTCCATTTGATATAGTGTAGAAGGTATCACGCATCTGATCCTTGTCGGTACTTCTTTCAGCACTACCGATAGTTTCCATGCCACCTAGGATAACATCAATCTTTCTGCTGGTACCATCATCATTCCTAGACATATTCCAGAAAGGTGATGTCCATTCAGGGAAATCAGTAATCATTCCTCGACCAATTTTTTTCTCATGGTCATGGTCT